TTCAGTTAACATAGAGTTTTTTCCTTCCGTTTAAAAATTATCGGGTTAAGTTTATTTATAATACTTATTTCTTGACTGTGCGAGAAATTGCTCTTACGTAATTAGCAACGGAAGGAGCAACGACAGGGGCTGGAGCATCGCCAGGTTCTGCGCTATCAATCTCACTCTCTACGATCAACTGGGCAGGCTTTTTACCGGTAAAATAGCTTTCCTTAACGATCTCTAGTTTGTGCTTGTATGAGTCAGCATCAGAGTACTCAACACCTTCGGCTAAGGTTTTGAATTTATCAGCCTGGGTGTCAGCTAGACCTTCTGATACTTCTGCAAATACCAGTTGCTTGGTCTGTTCATCGATCTGCTTTTTAAGTTCGATTTGTTCTTCAATAGAACCATTTAACTTAGCGGTCAGTTCTTCTACTTGTGCTGATAACTCTTCTACCACGTCTACCTTGTCTTCTGGTAGATCAATGTAATGATCTTCACATAGTTTCTTCAGACCTTCAATGAATTCTTCGGTAATGTCTGAACGAAGTGATGAGGTAATAGCTACTTCGTTATCTTTCATCCACTCTTCAACAACATAGTCCATGTAGTCGTTAAGTTTGGTTGAAAGCTCTTCAGCAATCTCTGTAACTTGTTCTTCAAGTTTGGTGTTATATTCTTCTTCAATACGAGTAACTTCTTCTTGTAGGCGTGCGTGTACGGCAGCTTCGAAGAAAGTAGTTGCTTTCTCTTTGAATTCTTCTGATAGTTCTTCACCATCAAACATAACAGCCATGTCTTCTTTCATAGAGACAGATGCTTTGTTCTTTGCTGAAGTGTCACCAGTAGCCTTGGTATTGTTTTCTGAATCAGTATCCATCTGCTCACCAGCAAGCTTGCCTGATGCCTTATCACCTTGGTCTTTTGAATTACCAGGTGCTTTAGATCTTACACCTGTTGGCTCGGCTGATTTGGAAACTCCAGTTTCACCACCGCCTACAGGGTCAGAAGCTTTTTCTTGTAAATCAGTCTTCTTTTTTTGGTCCATTAAATTTCTCCTATTAGGAATGTAATTTTATTTATATTACAATGAGTTTAAGAATTTCTTAAAAGCATTCATTTTAGCTTCTTCAAGACGGCGGGAAGGAGTTCTGCGGATTTCCTGTTTAATTTCATCTAGCTTTTGAGCTTTTAAAACACCTGAATCCCAGACCCATTCTACACCTTCCATGATACCTCTTACAAAGGCATCTGGGGCGGAAGGATCGGCTACAATGTCGGCGGCAGTTGCTAGGAAGAAATCGTCTTGTACTTCCATTACACCTTCTTTATTCATTTGAAGGGAACCCATACCGCGAGATGAAACGCCTAGTTTGGCACCTTCATCCATTAAATTCTTTACAATATTTCCATAAGGTGTGTCCATGATTTTAGCTTTGCCTATAAAATTGGCACCGTCTTTATCTAAAGACTTAATCATATGGGAGACACGTTCAAGGTTTAGGGTAGGTCCAGATGGATGACCTAACTCACCAAACGCTCTATTTTCCTTAACGTACTCATTGTTGTATCTTTCGACTTCTTTAGACAGAGTCTCTGTACGATACATTCTCTTGTTTCTATTTTCAATATCACCTTGTAGGAAGATGCCTTCAATGAAGTAATTCTTCTTACCATTACCTTTGTCTTCTACAAGGTATTTTACATCTTCAACCAGCTCGGCAATAAGTTTCATTTTAGTAGTCCGTATTAGCGCTAGAAATTTTATGGAATTCAGCTATAATGGTTGCATTGTTTGCGCCATTTACTACAAACACAATGTTAGCTGTTCTGTTATCGAAGTCGGGGGACATTCCTACCCCGGCAAAGTCAAGATATGCATGATCGTTTGGAAGCAATCTTACAATACAATTTTCAACGTTTGCAGTATTGGCACGATAGTATGCATCAGCCACTGAACCGTTACTGGTATAGAAAATGGAGGTAAGGGTGGCAGCCCTAACAATCTCTCCTACACCAACTGAAAGGGTATTAACAGAGATGTTTGTATTGCCGTTAATTCTTAGAACGGCTCTTGTTCCTATTTTATTAGTAACAATATTATACGTAGCCATTATTCATCTCCTAAGGTAGATGCAAACTCAAGGAGCTCGTCTTTTCTACCTTCGTCTAACATTTTCATCATAGATGCACGATTGTCTTCATCTAGATTAACGTATAGATTTAACAACGTAACGTCTACTTCAGAATCCATTTCGGCTTCTTCTTTCATGACTTTAACTGGCTTGGCATATTCACCTTGCTCTAAAACTCTATCATGAATGTCTTGTAAACTACGATGAATGTCTTTAATTGTACCAACATGACCCCAATGGGCCTGTCCGTTCATGTAATTCTTTTTGTCTGTTACAGCATCGAAGTGTTTGCCTAAAGCACTGTGAATGTTTTTTACCAGTTTAGCTGTCTCATTGTGGTAGTGCTGGAACTGGGCATGGGCTACATCACCTTCTTCAAGATGCTCTACATTTTCTTTTTTCATACTAACACCACGTGCCTTAAGTACATCACCGTGGGTAATACGATTTTTATTGCCATGCTTTGCAGCTAATTCTTTTTCACGAGGTGTCTTAGGAATACTACCTTCTTCCTCTACCACCACCTCTTCCTTCATACCCTTTTTATTATTAAGGTAGGCGGCGATAGCCATAACACGACGCTTGGCCTTTGACTTACCTTGGAACTGGGGCGCATCAGACTTTTCAAATCCTCTGATATACTTGCCTGCATTTTCAGATTTTTCTTCGTATACTTTTTCGTCTTCACCAGCCTCGTAGCCATGACGTTCTTTTTTACGATCAACTTTTTTTACATTAGTGCCTTGGAACACATCATCTCCGTTGCCATTAGGATCACTGTGTTTAGCAACAACGTGTTTATCGGCGAACTTTTGTTCGTCGGCTGCTTTAGGCTTGTAAACTTCAAGCATCTGTTTCAGAGTCTTGGCCATCTTGTTCCTCGGTTTCTGTTTCTAAATTGGTTTCAGAATCTTCTGATTCTTCTTCAGAAGTATTAAAGTATCCCTTTGCTACTTCTTGCTTTTTAATCTCTAATGCCGCTGTAATCTTATCAACCATTAAGTCGTTAAAGGTTGATTTAAATTGATCTGGTTGTTTATCAAGCACGCTGCCAATCATATCGGCTACTGTATATTCAGACATAATTATTCTCCATTCTCTATTTATTGTCCGTTAGGACTTGGTTGACCTGGATTAGGAATACCAGGGCCACCGGTCATTGGGTTACCTTGCTCGTCCATAGGGGGATTGAATCTCTCATCATCCTTTTCCTCCTCCATATCACCATCCATTTCTTCAATATCTTCTTCCGATTGACGAAGAATATTTTTACGAATCCAGGTATGTGAGTAGTACTTGCCAGCATAAGGCTCGGCTAAGTTAAGAGTGTTTAATCTGCCGGTAAGAATTTCAGACTCCTTCAATTCTGCAAAGTAATTATCTTTTGCATAATCAAAACGGATCTTCTGGGAAATTTGTTCCCAATCGGCCGAGGTGGTAATGCCCTTAAGAATTAATTGTCTTTCTAGACACTTTAAGAACATCTGGGAGAAACGAAGTCTAAGTCTATTTACAAACTTAGCAAACTTAACCTCATCCCTAGACACCTGTGTAGATCTACCTACGTCAAACGGGTTATCCTCTGATAGAAGACGTGACACAGGTACGTTTAATGAGTTGTATAATTTCTTCTGAAAGTACTCTACATCAGACATTTCACCAAGGTTTTGACCGGCAGGCAGGGTTGTGACTTCTGTGCCTCTTCCCCCTTCACGTCTTGGGAACCAAAAGTCCTCAAGCATGGTCATAAACTTTCTATCGTCTCTAATTTCACCTGTAGATGAGTCATACACCAGTCTATTTTTAAACTTGGTCATGATATCACTCAGGTACTGCTCGGCCTTCATCTTAGGAAGATTACCTACGTCGATGTAGAATATTCTTCTTTCTGGGGCACGAGAGACTCTGTAGATGACGGTTGCGTCTTCCAGGGTTCTTAATTGATTTAAAGGCTTAATGGCCTTATGTAAATAAGAAAGAACGATTGTATTATTGACATCCATGATACCAGAAGTAACATGGACAATTGAATCTTTAGCAATTCTTAAACCAGTTGTTGACTGGGAGTCGAATGCTGCTGCAGCACCCGATTTTGTATTGTTAAGACCTTTTTCATTATAGATGTAATACTCTGAATGGGTCTTGGTGATGGTTGCCTCAGTACGAGGATCTTTTTTCTTTTTGATCTCTCTGACTTTTCTAATCTTACGAGGATCAAGGTATCTAATTTCTTGAATACCTTCATTGGGTCTTGAAGAATCAATTACTAAATGGTAATACAATCTACCATCTACATACCAACGTCTAAAGAGATCGTAGGGTTGTTGCTCAAACTTAAGCATCCCTAGGATTTCATTAAACTCTGTAGTTATAGTCTTCTTAACACCTGATGATAGTTCAACATCATCTAAGTTAATTTGAACTACCTTCTCTTCAGGCTCTGACACTATAGCCTCATTAACAATATCATCGATAGCCGAATCAACCTCTGGGTGCTGGGCAATCTCTCTATACTTGTTAACTAAATCGGCTTCTGTCCTAGCAGAACCTTCCATATCCACATACGTACCGTAAGCACCTCCTGCAGCAACAACAACAGCCCCATCATCTTTGGCCTCCGGTGCGAAGGTTTGGATGTTGGGGTTTGTTTGCTGGGCAATTTCTTGCTTTCGGCGTATCTCAAAACCAAATAATTCTGCCATATGTCCTCAATAAAAATGGCGGTGAGAAATCACCGCCTCATACTTTAAGCGCCGCCGGCGTTGCCGGTCACACCGCCACTTACTTCCCACCAATCATATTGGAAGGTCACAGTGAATTCTTCGATGGTATCAGTTGAGTTCCAATCGAGTTCAATAGGTGCAATTTCAGATGGGTAAATACCGTTGAACGTATATGTTCTGATAGGTACACCGGTCTTTGAGAATTGGGTAACCTGGGCCTGTGCTTTATAAGCAGATGGGCTTGCAGAACCAAATTGTCTTAGGTTGGTCTGGAACGTTTGGATATAATTGGACCATTGTTCCATTGCATTACGGACTAAAAAGTCTTCATCGTTAATGACAGTAACTGTCCAGTCACCAAATGTTCTGTCCCCTGCTAATTTGATCTTACGACCGAAGTACGGTACTTCGATAAGACCTAAAGTAGAGGCAGGAATTTGGGCTGCTTTAACCATGAAAGGTACTTTAATATCTGCAACACCATTGGCTGGATTTTGAATCACTACCTGGAAAAGGCTATTTCTAGCCCCTCCCAAGGTCAGTTGACTTCTAATCTCATTTACATTAAATGCCATGTCTGTTTCTCCTTGTCTTGTTATTTATTAGAACTGTCCTACAATTTCCGAAAATTCAACACCTGTTCTAACCGCGACGAAGTTTAATTGGATAAAGTTAATAGACTTGGCTGGCTTAATGTAGATATCACCTACGAACTCATTTCTATCTACGACACCAGCGGTGTTGTTTGTCTCATCGCAAACAACTCTGAAGTCGTAAATACCACGAC